CGGGAGCATTTTTGGCGATCGGACAAACAGGCGGAGCCATTATGATGATTTTATCAGGAGCCATTCTTACAGCAGTTAGCTTTGTTGATATGCTAAACAATGGGTTTAGCTGGATGAAAGAGATTCTTATGCTGATTGGTATTGCATTGATTGCAGTTGGAGCAATTATTCTTGGAGCACCAGCACTGATTGCAGGAATTGTGGCAGCAATCGTAGCCGTAGTACTTACGCTGGTGGTTGTTATAAAAGAGCACTGGGAAGAAATAAAAGAATGGTTTTCAAAAGTTGGTGACTGGGTTAAAGAGAATATTGTCGATCCGGTTAAAGAAAAATTTTCAGGACTATGGACAGCGATCAGTAATATATGGAGCACAGTGTCAGAATGGTTCAGTGAACATGTTATAGAACCAGTCGTTACATTTTTTGAAGGGTTAAAGAAAAGAGTCGGACAGATTTTTAAAGGTTTGTGGATCATTATTCAAGCCATTTGGATAATCGTATCAGGGTGGTTTAATAAACACGTTATAGAACCGGTTGTTACAGTTTTTAATTATTTATGGAAGAAAGTGTCAGGATTTTTCAAACAACTTTGGGAAGATGTAAAAAAAGTATGGAATGTGGTATCTGGATGGTTTGAAAAAACGGTCATTGATCCGGTGAAAAAAGCATGGAAAACAGCAACAGAAGCGATCGGCGGTTTCTTTGATTCCCTTTGGAATGGAATTAAAGGCGGAGTTGTAACTGCTATGAACGCAGTTATTGGCGGAATAGAATCTGCTATCAATTTTATTGTTGGAGGTATCAATAATATTATTTCGGGCTTTAATAAAGTGGTTTCATGGGCCGCTAAAGTGGCAGATACAGACTGGGGCGGAGTTGATCTGGTTCCAGCGGTAACACTTCCTAGAGTAAAACTTGCTAATGGAGGTATTACAACCGGATCTACATTTGCTCAAATCGGAGAAGCAGGTCGAGAGGCAGTATTACCACTTGAAAATAATCTGTCTTATTTAGAACCACTTGCGGAAATGATCGCAAATAAGATGGAAGGTGTACAGATGGTAAAGATCGTACCGGATAAGGGAAATATTTTTAAAGTGGTAAGAGAAGGTGCAAACGATTATTACCGGAGAACAGGACGACCGGCATTTGATATATAAGAAAGGGGCAAAAAATGGCTTATAGTGGATTCTTGATAAAGATAGGTAGTTATACTGTTCCTTTCCGCTATATAGAAGCAAAGAAGTATAAATGTGGAATAAAAGGTCAGGATTTAGATTCCTATCGGGACGCAAATGGAATACTGCATCGTGAAGCATTGAGTAATATTTCTGTTAAGGTCGAATGGGAAACACCAGGGGATATAGATGAGGTATCATTACGGCCGTTGATGGATGGTATCAGATCACAGTATTCAAATTCAGTCGAAAAAAAAGCAACTGTTACAGCATGGATGCCGGAAACAGGTGGATATGTAACAATGGACTGTTATATGCCGGATGTTGAATATCAGATAGATTATGCAGATGACTATACAGTTCAATATGCATCATTCCGACTGGCATTTATCGGGTATGGAGGTACACTTGTATGATAGATTTTAAATATGCCGATCTTTTCAAACAAAATAGTGTCGATATCCAGCTTGAAATTATTTCAGATGATAAGAAGATACATATCACAAATACGGAACTGCATGGAGAAGAATTCGAATTAACGGAAAGCCTATGTTCAGAATCAGAATTAACATTTGGCATCAGCGAAGCTGGTTGTATAAAATTCAAAGTTTCTAATGTGTTTCTTCCAATGAAAGAAAAGTGGCTGAATGTAAAAATGACGATTGGAGAACATAAAGATCAACCTTTTCTTATAGGAAGGTTTAAAGGATATTCTGATAAGGTGACTGCTGATAGAAAATATAGGGAAGTAGTTGCTTATGATGCTTTATATGACATCATCAATAAAGATGTAGCAGCATGGTACAATTCTGTTTTTCCCTCTCATGAGGAACAGAAAACAGATAAAGATGGGATTGCATCAACGGTTATTTGCCATGATCCGATCACGATGAAGCAGTTTCGGGACAGCTTTTTCAATTATTTTGGAATTGAGCAGGCAGATACAATTCTCGTGAATGACAGTATGTACATTGAAAAGACAGTTGAGGTTACAGCATCCGGTGAGGTAAGCAGTGAAACAACGGAAACAAGTTCCATAGGGGAATCTATGAGCGGACAGGAAGTATTATCCTGTATTTGCGAGATCAATGGCTGTATGGGGCACATGGGACGTGATGGAAAGTTTCATTATATTTATTTAGAGCAGGAGATACAGGGAGTATATCCGAAAAATGACCTATATCCAGCAGATGATCTCTATCCAAAAGATCCAAAAAGTAACCGTATTGACAAGGATGCATATATATCAGCTGAATATGAAGACTATCTTGTAAAACCGATTGACAGGCTCCAGATCAGAGAGCAGAAGAATGATATTGGAGTGATCATTGGCACCGGAAACAATGGATATGTGATAGAAGATAATTTTTTGGTATATGGTAAAGGCACAAATGAGTTGACTGTGGCAGCCAATAATATCTTTTCAAAAATCAAAGGTATTATTTATCGTCCTTATCAAGCTGACTGTAAGGGAAATCCATGTTTAGAAGTTGGTGATGCTGTACGGTTTACTACAAGGTATGAACTGATAGAAAGTTATATCCTGTCACGTACTCTGAATGGAATACAGGCATTAAGAGATACGATTAGTGCCAGTGGAGAGGAGTATCGGACAGAAAAAGTTAATTCTGTGCATCGGGATATCATACAGCTGAAAGGTAAAAGTAATGTACTAGAAAGAACGATTGAAGAAACAAAATCAACGATCACTGATGTAGAGGAAGGCTTACAGTCACAGATCACACAAAATGCATCAGAAATAACAGCCGAAGTCAAAAGAGCGACAGATAAAGAAGGATCACTGTCAAGCAGAATAACGCTTACGGAAAATGATATAAAAACTGAAGTCAGCAGAGCAACGGGCAAAGAAACTGAACTGAATACTACAATACAACAAACAGCATCTGCTATAACAGCAGAGGTAAGTAAAAAAGTTGGAAATGATGAAGTTCGAAGTAAATTTGCAATGGATCCTAGCAGTGTGACCATAGATTCCGGAAAGATAAGTTTTAATTCAAATACCCTTGTAGTTGATAGTGACAATTTTAAATTAAAAAATAACGGGGACGCAACATTCAGTGGGACTGTAAGCGGTGCAGCAATAACAGGTTCAACAATTACCGGGGGAACAATAACAGGTTGGGGGAACTTTGCAGGTCGTAGGTGCAAAGTCTACTACAGATCCCACAAAGGCTACTGTTTCGGTTGGAAGTGCTAAGAATGAATATGTTACTTTTTTATCACCCGGCGGTTGTATATCGAGGGGACCAACCCATTATACAGCCATGGGACATGATGCCATGGGACTACATTCAAGAAACGGTATCACATTGATAGAACTACAGGTAGGAACTGCTACTGATTCAAATAAAAATAAGCTGGGATTGCTAAATGTTAATGGATCAATACAGGCAGGATATGATGTTGCGGTAGGTGGAGCATTAACAGTTAAAGGAACTAAATCAAGACTGGTACAGACCGAGCATTATAATCAGAGATGTCTTAGTGCTTATGAAACTCCTGCCCCGATGTTTGGTGATGTCGGGGAAGGAAAAACAGATGAAACAGGAAAATGTCTGATTTATCTGGATGATATTTTCGCAGAAACTGTAGATACATATGTTCAGTATCAAGTGTTTTTACAATCATATGGAGAAGGCAGTGTTTATGTTGCTGAACGTCTTCCGTCTTATTTTATTGTATGCGGAACCCCTGAAATATCTTTTGGATGGGAAATTAAAGCAGTACAGGCAGGATTTGATACGCTCCGAATGGATGAATATAAGGAAGAAGATGTGGGAGATACATCCTTATTGGACGTAGAAGATTATTTAGAGATACAGATAGGGATGAATGGCATAGAGGAGGCAGAAACATATTTGTTGTCATGCCTTTATGATATAGAGAAAGAGAGTGAGGATATAGCTTATGAAAAATATTAAAGGAATTGCATTTGCAAGTGATGGGAATATGAAACGAATGGCAGTAACATATGACGAATTGGATGAGAGTGGGAAAGTTATAAAGAGTAACATCAAGATAAACCGTATTGTGATGGATGCGGAATGTCTGTCTGCTATTTCAGACATGGAAACATATGCCGCATCAATTCTTAATGAAGAATAGGGGGATATCATGAACAAGGTATATGACAGGATCCAATGGGAAAATTATCCAAGTGAAGTTACACCGTTGAATGAAATGAATTTGAATAAGATGGACGCTGCTGTGGATGCCTTAGATGACAGAGTGATATATGTGGATACGGTCAAAGCAGGGATTGATGATATATCTTCTCTGGTCCAGAGCATTACATATAAGGAAGATACAGGTACATTTACTGTTACAAAAAAGAATGGTGAAAGTTTTTCTATCGATACAAAACTGGAAAAGCTGGCAGTAAATTTTGCTTATAATGCACAGACGCAACAGTTGATCATTACGCTTGATGATGGAACAAAACAGAATGTAGATTTGTCAGCACTGATCACACAGTATGAGTTTTTGGATACAGATACAGTAGCATTTTCTGTGGATGCTGCTGGAAGAATATCCGCTATCATAAAAGATGCATGTATACAGGAGAAACATTTGCGGTCCGATTATCTTGGCAATATAAAGGTGGAGGTAGCAAAAGCTAATGCTAGTCAGACTGCGGCAGCATTATCAGAAACAAATGCTGCTAAGAGTGCAGAAACAGCGAAAAGTTATGCTGTTGGTGGTACTGCTACTCGTGAAAATGAAGATACTGATAATGCTAAATATTATAAGGAAGAAACACAAAAACTTTATAATGCGATGGGAGAAGGATATGTTACAGGTATTAAAGGTGATGCAGAAACAGAGTATCGGGCTGGAGATGTGAATATTACACCAGAAGATATAGGGGTTGAAGCGGGGGCGAATAAAACATCGGTAGATGTTGCACTTAGTAGCACAAGTATGAATCCTGTGCAGAATAAGGTGGTTGCTGCGGCACTGGATGAATGTGCAAAGATAGGTGGTATAGGATATAGTGATGTAAATGAACTTGTGAATGAAGGTATGTATATTGCATTCCGGTGTACTAATATGCCGGGTGATTTAGAGTATTGTGGTGTGATCGTGGCAAAAGCAGGAACAACGTTAAATGATACTAAAATACGTCAGATCGCATTTAATAGTAATGGTTACGATATATATACAAGGTATACGAGTGATTATACAGATGGTGACCATGCATGGAGCGAGTGGAAGAAAATGCTGACAGCCGAGGACATTTCCAAAAGCACAGCCATCACTACAGCAGGGACATATGCACTTGATGCAGTACAGAACAATGCGAGCGTCAGTGGGACACTGGCGAATAAGATCAACCCATTAACTTCTGCAATCATTCTTGCTACAGGATTTAATAAAGAATCTGGTCAGTTGTTCAAAATAAACAGGACTGTAACCCTAAATGGGCGGTATTCCAGTACTACTAATTTTACACAATCAGACTTTACTACAATCGGGACACTTCCATCTGGATTCAGACCGACTACTAGCATATATGGTCCTGCAACTGTCTGTAATACAACTACGGTCTATCCGGCGATCGTTCGTATATTAACAACTGGGAAGGTGCAGGTTTATACGAATAATCTAGGGCAATATTCGGAACTGTGTGTAACATTTATAGTTTAAAATAACAAGGAGGAGATCATCATGGAATATATCAAAGCAGGTGGCATCGAATACGAATGCCAGACAGTAACCACAGGAACAGACAGCATCACATTCACAATGGAAGGACAGGCAGTAGAATCCATCTATACAGCCTTCAAAGACGTGACAGAACTGACCGTATCGGGTGAGGATAAGAAGGCATATGGGATTTACAGCGGCTTATCGTTTGCATCGGCAGCAGTAGATGCAGATGATACTGTCAGCGTGACCATGCTCATCAAACCAGACTTAGAACGCAGGCTTGAAAAAGTGGAAGCGTCACAGGATATTCAGGATGAAGCAATCGTTGAACTTGCAGGCATCATTTCGGGAGGTGAGTAAGATGGTGAAATTCTATGTAAACCGTATCCGGCAGGGAAAAATGACGATCGATGAAGTACCGGGCAGATGGAAAGAAGCAGTAGAAAAAGTCTTAGAAGAAACAGAATGATCAAGAGAGCCTAAGAGCCGAATGTAAGGAGATGATCCTGCATCCTGCTCTTTTGCATACCGGCAAATCTATGAGTGAATACGTCTGTTGCGTAGGAGGTGGCAGACAGTAGCCCCTGCCGGATAATAAAAGAAGCACCGAATACCATTAGCGCGGTTCGATGCTTCTAAAATAGAATCCTGTTCTGCCTATATTTTAACATAATCAGAACAGGAGGAAAAGAAGAAAATGAAAGGATTTGACAAAGTGAATATGTTTTATGGAGTGATCGCAACAATAGGGGCAGCAATCTTTGGGAAGTACTGGTTTTTATTTGCAGGGTTTTTGATCCTGAACGTGATCGACTATGCGACCGGATGGTGCAAGGCAAGATTCTATAAAAGAAATGAATCAAGTGCGATCGGTGCAAAGGGTGTGTTCAAGAAAGTATGGTACTGGGTAGTGATCGGCATTGCATTTTTTGTTTCATTCTGCTTTACCGGAATGGGGGAAATGGTTGGCATCAACCTGTCATTTGTGCAGTTGTTCGGCTGGTTTACACTTGCTACATATTTAATAAATGAGATCCGCAGTATCTTAGAAAATCTGGTGGAAATGGAAGTTAAGGTACCGTCGTTCCTGATCAGAGGCTTAGATATTACGCAGAAGCTGCTTGATACCAGAACAAAGACGGAAGAAACACAGGAGGAAGGATAAATGAGAACATCACAAAACGGGATCAATCTGATCAAACAGTTCGAAGGCTGCCGTCTGAGAGCCTATAAATGTGCCGCAGGAGTACCAACGATCGGTTACGGTCACACTGCAGGAGTAAAGATGGGGCAGACCATCACACAGGTGCAGGCAGAGAGTTACTTAAAAGATGATCTGATGAAGTACGAAACAAAAGTAATGAAGTATTATGATAAGTACCGCTTCAATCAGAATGAATTTGATGCATTGGTGTCATTTGCCTATAATGTCGGAAGTATCGACCAGCTGACCGCAGGCGGCACCAAAAGCCGCAAAGTGATCGCAGAAAAGATGTTATCTTACTGCAAAGCGGCAGGAAAAGCAAATACCGGATTGTTAAAACGCAGGCAGAAAGAGCGTGCCCTGTTCCTCACACCGGTCAGTTGCACCGGTGCAACCATGCAGGCGGCAGGAACAAAGGACAACCGTACAGAGCAGAAAGCAGAACCGGCACACGTACAGTTAAACTACAGACAGTATAACACCTATACAGTGACCGCAAGCAGCCTGATCGTGCGGACAAAGCCAAAACTGAAAAACGGAGCAGTAGAAAAAGGTACAAAGCTGTATTCCTTAAGCAGGGGAAAAGAAGTAAGGAATCTTGCAACGATGCGGCTGAATGATGAGATCTGGATGTACATCGGACGGGATTCAAAAGGACGGGAAAAGTGGATCTGTGCTGATACCGGAAATATTTCCTATGTAAAATAG